CCGCCACGAAAACAAGGCCGTCCACTGCTGGATTTTCGCCCAGCCCGAGGGCCGCGACACCGTCATGGAGGATTGAAAATGCGTCAATATCAACCGGCAATCTATATCTGCACCGACTGCAACGTCGAAGTTTACGGCGACCGCCACAGCCTGCCGCTGGGCTGGGATCGCTGCACCACGCCGCACGGCCGCGATGCTGTCCGTTGCGGCTCCTGCCTCGAACAGATCGAACAGCGCCATTTCGACGCCCGCGCGCCGCACCCTTTCGCGCGGCCGACCACCGGCATGGTCCTCGGCATCCTCGCCGCCCGCTTCTCCGGCGTCCTCGTCCGCGCCAGCGACTTGCCCCGCGCGGAACCGCGCCCGTGACGGGCGCCCGCATCTCCTGCGCCAAATGCGATGCGCCGGGTCTGATGGACGGCGACCTCCTCCCTGCGGGCTGGGAACGCCACACCAGCGCCATGACCAAGGCCGCGCTCGCCGTCTGCGCCGAGTGCGTCGAAACCGCGCAAGGCGCGACGATCCGCGCAGGCGACACCAGCGCGACGGACGATCAGCTCCGCCTCTTCATCGAGCGCATCGAGCGGCTCGAAGAGGAAGAACGGGGCCTCAAGGAAGACAAGCGCGACGTCTATCTGGAAGCCAAATCACAGGGCTACGACCAGAAGATTATGCGCGAAGTCATCAAGCTCCGCCGCATGAACCCGTCCGATCGCGCCGAGCGCGACGCCATCCTCGACCTCTACCGCGCCGCCATCGGCCTTAGCTGACCCAAAAAACGGGAGGAATCCGCATGTCCTGTAATTGCATTATCGAATTCAACGCCGCCGCCTACATCCGCGATCGCCTTTGCGCCACGGTGAAGCACTGCCTCGGCATTCGCGTGTCCGAAGTGAAACTCGGACACCGTCTGATCGAAGACCTGCATTGCGACAGCATCGACCATGTCGAAATCGCGATGGCGATCGAGGATCGCTTCGGCATCGCCATCACCGACGACGAAGCGGCCCGCTGCTCGACCGTCGCCGACTATGCCGACCTGATCGGCGATAAGCTGAAGGCCGCCTTCCCGGCGGCGGGAGGTGCCCAATGCGCCGCCTCCTGACGCTCTTCCCCATCGGCGCGGCCGACGCCGACCGCGCGGCCGCCACCATCGCCTCGATCGGCGCCGATCTGCGCACGCTCGCGGAGGCGGCCGCCTTCGCGGGCGCGCTGACGATCGGCCTACCCGCTTTCATTCTCTTTCTCATGGCCATGGAGGGTCTCTGAAATGTCCGGCAAGCACCGCCCCTTCGACATCGTGCTCGATTCACGCGGCACGTGGATCGTCAGCCGCACGGGCCATTACCGCCGCTGGTCGCAAGCCATGGCTCCCGGTCTCGCCCGCCTGCGCCAGCGCGCGCAGCGCGACAACCGGATCATGTCGCTATGATCCGCCTGTCCGACACCGAACTGCGCGCTCGGATCGCATCCTTCGAGGCGATCAACCGCACTCGGCCGCTCACCAATGACGAGTGCGATCAGCTCTGGCGCCTCGTCCATATCGAAACATGCAGGATCAAGGCCCGTCGCCGCTCGATCGCGCGCAACGAAGCGCGCCTCGCCCTGATTGGCGGAGGTATCGCCGCATGACCGACTTTCAAGCTCTCCTGTTCGGCGGCGTCATCACGCTGTCCCTGATGCTCAATCTCGTGCAGCTGCACTATCTGCACCGCATCCGCCGCCGCATTCAAAGGCGGCTGCCATGAGCGCGCCGCCCAACGCCTTCCCGATCGACCAGGTCATAAGCCCGGCGATCGTCGAGATCATCGCCGAAGTCATGCGCGAACGCGCCCGCGCGATCGTCGAATTCGGCCACGACGCGGCGGCCGACGACGCACAGCCGCTGCACGTCCTGGGCGAGAAGGCGGCGGCCTTCCTCCAGATCGCCAGCGAACGCGCCGCCGGTTCGACCGAGCGCCGCACCCTCCCTGCGGCCCGCAAGAAGGCAATTCAGGGCATCGCCATCGGCGTCGCCTTCCTCGCCGCCGTCGACCGCGAAATCGCGCGGGAGGAGGCGTGACAATGAGCGGTGAGCTTTCCTCGTCAAACGGCCGCCATCCTTGGGATTGGTATGTGGAGGAACAATGGGTGACGCATCGCCTCGTCGATTTCCTTCCCCTCGATCGCAATGTCACCTATCTCGATCCCTGTTGCGGGTCCGGCAACATCGTCGAAGCGCTCGCCCAGCGCGGCCATGACGCATATGGAACCGATCTGTTCGAGCGCTATGACGGCACGCGCTTCCTCGGCACCCATGACTGGATGGGCGATCAGCGCCATCTGCTGGAAGCCAGCGATGCGCTGTCGATCTTCTTCAATCCGCCCTACAGCCGACAGAACGGCCTGCTTGTGCGGGGCCTTGCGGAACGCTGCATCCGGCGCGCGCTGGAGGTCGCGACGCACAAGGTAGCGGCGCTTCTTCCGGTCAAATGGCTCGCGAGCAAGGGCCGCTACCGGCTCTTTGAGCGCGATCACCGTCCCGCAGGGATCTACATCCTGTGCGAACGCCCGTCGATGCCGCCGGGCGACGTCATCGAACAACTCGGCGAGCGCGCGCACAACGGCGGCAAGGTCGATTATATGTGGGTGGTGTGGGACAAGAACGCCGATCCGCTGCCCCACGCGCCGACCTTCTGGATTCCGCCGCGCTTGGCCGAGGCGCCCGCATAGATGCCACGGCTCCTGACGATCGAGGAAACCGCCGCCGAGCTTAAGATATCGGCCGCCACGTTGCGCCGTTTGCGCGAGGCAGGGAAAATCGGATATGTGCGTCTCGATGGCCGGAAGATTCGGCATACATCCGACGATATTGCCGACTATCTCGCGCATCAGCACGTCGCTCCTCGTCATCAGGACTTGCCGCTATGCCCCGCCCCATCCCCAAAAAAGGTTCGCCGCACTGGCACTACGACTTCGTCCGGCAAGGTCGTCGGTTTCATGGCTCGACGGGAACAGGCAACAAGCGCCTAGCGCAGCAGATCATCGACGAGAAGCTGCATGAAGCCTTGCTGCCGACAAGGAAGCGCCCGCCGATCACGCTCGACGATGCGGCGGGGCGCTATGAAGACTATGCCGACAAGCTGCCGAGCTGGAAGACGACCGAATATATATTGAAGGCGCTCGTGACCGGCCTCGGCGGCGGACATCTTCTGTCGGAGATCACGCAGCCGATGTTGATTGATCATTTCGCGAAGCGGCGAATTCGCGAGGACGGTGCGCTACGTGCGAACAGCAGCATCAATCGCGAGATCGAGGTCGCCAGCGCGCTTTGGAACCGGGCCAAAAACGCGAAATATGATGTCGGCGACATGCCCGACTGGCAGGCCCTGCGCTACAAAGCGCAGGGCACGCGCTGGCGGCTACTCGACGTCGGCGATCAACAGGCGGCCTATCTCGACGCCGTTCGCGCCGACGTTCGCGACGCCGTCGAGTTTCTGTTGCTGTCGGGCTGGCGGCGCAGCGAAGTGCTCGGCTTGGGCTGGAATGACCTGGATATTACGAACCGCACGGCCTGGACCCGCATCAAGGGCGGCGATCTGGTCGAACGGCCGTTGACGCAGGCGATGCTGGTCATCATCGCGAATCAGCCGAAGGTCGGCCCAAAGATTTTCACCTACGTCTGCAAGCGCGCGACGGCGAGCGGCGGGCGCCGCGAGCGCGTGAAGCGCCGACAAGGGGATCGGTATCCTCTCAGCGTCACGGTCCTTCGCGAAGCGCACGAGGAAGCGCGGGAAAAGATCGGCGCGACCGACCTGCGATTGCACGATCTGCGCCATACACGCGCCACGCGCATCCTGCGCCAGACCCGCGACCTGGCCCTGACGAAGCGGGCGCTCGCGCACCGCAACATCGCGACCACCCTGAAATATGCGCACGTCCTCGACGATGACGTACGGGCCGGTCTCGACGCGAGCGAGTCCCGCAAAATTCCCGAAGCCGACACCAAACAGGCCAAGAAAGCCTAGAAATTTTCGGCAGTTAGAAAATCTCACGCATGCCCGTGTAAACGAGATGCTCTACCAACTGAGCTAAGCGCCCCATTCAGGGTGGCGTGCCCCTGCCACAGCCGCCGCGCGGTGGCAAGCGCGCCCTATTCCTCCAGCGCCTGGAAATAGCGCGCCATCGCCTCCGACGCGCCGTCCGCGAGCGCGATGAAGATGCGGCGGCCGTCCTGCGGGTCGGATTCGCGCACGAACAGCCCGGCATCGGTCATCGTCTTGATCCAGCGCAGCGCCGTCGTCGCAGGCACGGCGGCGGCGATGCACAGGCTCGATACCGATACCGGATGATGCTCCAGCCGCGCGGCATAGAGATCGAGCAGCATGTCCCACGCCGGATCGGCGAACAGGTCGGCGGGGAAATATT